GGAGCGTATTATCCATCTACCTTGTTGCAATCCCCAAACGTAAATGTTACCTCCTCTGATGTTTTGCAAGCAAGAAATTGGCACGTTGTTCGTCAATTCCGTATTCCTCCTTAATCATTTCAATATTTATCGGACGATGATTATCAATAACTTCAATAACAAAAAGCTTTTCTTTCGGATTCTCATCATACCACCTATCATTTTTGTGTTTATTTTTGTAGTACAAAAGAGTAATAATTCCAATCGTAATTACTATCGCTATAACTCCGACGCATACACCAATAATATAATTTTTCTTATGATTTTTAAAACTATTAGATAAAGGGTTTCCGCCTAATACTTGTGCTAATTCTTTATCTCTCAACATCTATAATTCCTCCTATAATATCACTGCTGCTAAACTGCATCTACAGTTAATATCATCTGATCCTCCCATTTGACCTGGAGCTTTACCATAACCTCCGCTTGTAGATGAAAAATAAGAATCTACAGGAATTTGAGTACCGCCTAATTCTCTATGAGACGATCTGGTGCGAGAATCTCCCGCTGAAATCCATTCTTTCATCATTACAATTCCTAGATCTTTAGCATCTTTGAAGCTATCCATACGAGCATCTAATAGAACTCTATGATTTTCAGTTCTCACAATTCGGTCTGCTTTATGGAGAGCTACATTGAAACGATCAGATACATTCTTAGCTGTAGATTTATAACTCTTACCTAAAATTAAATTTTTAGTCAGTTCTGTTTTAAGTTGTGTTATATTTTTGGTATTCCTTTCTATACTACTAACTTCTATGAGTGGATTTTTAATTGCTTTAGCTATAGCTTGATTATTCATGAGGGTGAATGATAATCCTATATTTAAAGCAGAATTTAACGTGCTGTCGGTGATCTGATACGAACCAACATAAACGTCTTTTTCTCCCTTGAAAATAGTACTGTTTGTACTTGTTCTCAAATCTTTAATTATTTGATTAATTTGACCACTAATAACTTTTAATCTTTTATACTGAGACATGTTAAACCAAGTATCACCATAATCTTTTTTAAGTTTAGAGATCAGTTGATTTACTTCTTTTAAAGATAGTTTATATGTCTTAGCTAACAATCTCATTTCTTTATTTGTTAATCTTAGTTCAAAATCATCAGCTTTCTGAAAGGTTATTCTCATCTTCTACTGTCCCCATCAACTCATCGAGATCAGGTTCATTACTATCGATTTCTTCTATCTTTTTACGAGCTGTAATTTCATCTTCGTTGTAAACTTTCATCCTATATTCTACTTTGGAAGTAATTCCCGAATTCACTTCTTGCATTAATCTTTGTTGTTCAGTACTATCATTTTTAAATCTAGAAAAATCTGTAATAACTTCTATTTCTTCAGTTTGAATTCCAGCGAGATTACAAATAGCTCTCACTATATTTTCAACGCATTCAACTACCACCACATCATAGTTTTCTTTAGTCCTGTAGGCATCTGAATCATTAGATATAACTTCTGTCGCAGTCATTGGTTTAGAGCCGTTGAAACTGTAGAAGTTTTCTCCAAATCCAACATTACTACTTAACCAATTAATCTCAGCTTGAATTGATTCAATATGTTCCTGATATCTGAGATTGAAATCTATGTCCTTAATTGGTTGTTGTTCCATACCTCGTAAAGCTACATAAGTTGAGTCATTCTTATCAAAATAAAGAGTTGTAGTAACATTACCTTGATCATCAGCTTCAGGCAATCCTTTTAGAGCAGAAGCATCAATTAAAATACGTTTTTTACCACATATAAACTCATTGTAAAAACTATCAAACTTTGTATCTAAACTCTTTAATCGATCTATTGAGTTTCCAAATATACTGATTCCAAGAGGGTTATTTAAATCATAGTTATTCACAATTGGGAATTTAAGAATTTGAAAATAAGGATATTCCACATTAGGAACAATAATTTGTTCTTTATCATTAGGATAAATGCTGGTGAATACTAACTCTTCTCCCAACTCTGTATCAACTTTAGATTTGTATATCATATTATATTTAATATAATTATTATCCACGAACTCATGGAATGTAAGAAGAGTGTAATACATTATAGTATCCATTTCAATTTTCGTAAATCTATTCACAGTCAAGAAACCAGTGATTCGATTTGCAGAATACTGAAAAGGTATTATTCTATCTGCTTCACCAATGTACTCGATGAACGGTTTTCCATCTTGCAAGTATTCAATAAAAGCAACTGTTCCTAACGCAGAACATAACTCTAGTTGTCGAGGAAACATAACGTTGAAATTATTCTCTTCTAATATTTCCCATAATTGTTCAGTCTTTTCTGGAGTGTCTAAATTAATCTGTACTTTATTAGACCAAAGCAACTTAGACATATCCTCGCAGACTTTCTTTGCTAAGTTCATACTTAACTTTTCTTTTTGAGTTGTAGTTCCATTTGCTAAAGTTACATTATATAAATGAAATTCGGGTACAAAACTTTGATACCATTGTCTCCAATACGATACTTGATTATAAAAAGCACCTTGAATGCTAGATAAACCTTTTCTAACTATTTCATTAATAATTTGTTCATTTAATGTCATTTCTTAATCTCCAAATAAAGCTCTATTTTCTGGGGTATCTTCATACATACGATTTGCATAAGTTGACCAATTAGTAGCTCCTTGATAAACAGCTAAACTCCCAACTGGAACATAAATTCTTAATGTATTATTTGGCACAAAAACATCAGTTCCAAGTGTGGTTATAGTAGATGGGGCAGTATATCTTTGTATAGTTAAAACTTGCAAAGATAAGCAATTATAGAATGCAGCATCTCCAATACTTTCTATAAAACTAGAAAGTGTTATCTCTCTCAAATTGGAACAACCAAGAAATGATCCAGCGGCAAGAGAAGTAATATTATTAGGAATTTCTATATTGTCCAATCCAGTACAATAATAAAAACAACTACCTGGTATAGATGTCATTTGATTTGAAAATATAAATTTCTTTAAATTTTCACAAGCTTCAAATCCTGTAGTTCCTAAAGAAGTAACAGTATTAGGTAAAATTAAGCCCTCTAAAGTATCATTTTCTGTACAAATACTGTTGCCTATTGTAGTTGTGCCATAACCTAAAATTAAATTTTCCAAACCTGAATTATAAGAAAAAGCTGAATCAATTATTGTAGTACAAGAAGATGATAAAACTATATTTCTTAAACTTCTTATACTACCAACAGAATAAGTCGCAATAGAAGTTATATTTGTTGGTATATTTAATAATCTTAAATTATATTGATTATATAATCCATAAGAGTTTAAAGTTGTAACGTTATCCCCAATAAATAAACTTTTTAAACATCTTTTATAAGACGCTGTATTTCCACCTATAAAACCAGTACTACTTGACCCATTTGAAAATTTATAATTACCAGTTCCTGAGCTTATCCACATCTTAATCTCATAAGTACCATCAGTTGAATAAACATGAGAAGTATTTACATTTCCTGATGATGTAGTCGTATAGTTAGCACTTCCATCACCCCAAGATATAGTAAGAGTAGAAGTATCTGATTTGTTGAAATAAATCGGAACTGTATATCCTGTATTTGCAGTAACTACAATGAAAGCATGAGTTTTTCTAATTCCACCATCTAATGAATTTCTATACGTTGCACCAATGTCCAAATCCTGAGTTATATTTGTAAAATTAGTGTTATTCCACTCAACAAATTCCAAAGCACAAGAATCTTTAGAAACTGCACTCAAACTTGTAGGAATTGTTGGAGCGTTAACTGTGCCACCAGAATCCACATATTTGGTAAGTATTTGCCAATCTAATTTTCCGTTCACAGTATCCAAATAAAAGAATCTAACTTTATAATCACCTGAGATTTTATCTCCTAAAACTTTAGGTTTAATTATCATAAAGCACCTCCACTACTAGCTTTAGTAACTGCCACACCTAAACTTAAGGTTACTAATGGAGTTGTCGTCACTGTAAATGTTATTGTATCTCCAGATTGAGTGTACGATAAACCGTACGTAGTATAATAACTATCAGGTGCTTGAATGAGAACAATATCGTAATCAGTAAGCCCTGTAATTTGTTGAGCAAAAGAATTAGCTGACCAATCTCCTGTTAAAATATCTAAAGTGTAAGTATAATTTTCTCTGTTATCTAATTCAGCTTGTACTGTGGTTGAATCATAACTTATAGCACTTGCTGGGTGAGAATTTGCAGCATCTCTATTGATTAAAGTTGCATGATCTGTAATTACAGAAGCTGTAGGCACTCCTGTCTGAACTGCCCTATAATCTGTTGATTCTATATATTGACCTGCTGGAGTTACCGCTGTACGTTGATAAATAACTCTATAAATTAATTTCCATTCCGCCGTACTAAGATTAATAGTTGGGGCTGGAGTATTTCTAGCTAAGTTTAATGTAGCTGAATTGTTTTGACCAATAACTGTATAAATAGGTTCATTTGGATCATTTGATGCATATACCCAGTTTGTAGTGTAACTTGAAACACTTACATCTTGTCGAGTTCCTGAACCATTATCGTACTGCAATATACCGCCACCAGATACAGATTTACAAACAGTAGCGTTTCTTACAAGTCTCATACCATTTGTAGCATTTCTATACCACAATGAGGTTGCTGTTTTAGTACCACCAGTATCAAAACGTATATCTTCGTCATAGATAACACCCTGTGCCACAGAGAGCGTAGAAGTTGCAAATGTACCACTTAATCCACTCTTATACATTGCCCCAATGTTGTTGTGTGCCCATGAATGCCAAGCCCTATTACGTTCATACCCGTGTCTTTCATCGGTTAAAGCGTATGTTGTACTATCTTTAAATACAACTGCAACAGGAATTGTAGTACCACTACTTAAATCCCAAGCTGAAGTACTTTTTTGCAACGTGCCAGTACTATCTAAGTAAATATAAGTAATTGTCTGCTCATCTGTTACGGTGACTGTCTTGCTTGTATTTATAGTTAACTTGTTGTTATTCACATAAACCGTATATGATGTCACCGCTGGTGCTAGAGTGAATACTCCTGTCCCGCTGTTTATTGATATTGTGCTATCTGTACGATTAACGAACCCAGCGTAAGTTTTATAGTTATCGGTACTGTATTGCTCCCATCTTAAATTACTTAAATTATATTTAAGTACATCTCCATTATTTGGAAATCCTGTAGGTATGTAAACGTCAGATGTAGCCCTAAGTGGTGGGAATATGTCTCCGTATATCACTATAACACCGTTTGCAGGATTTGAAATACGTACAGCCCCGACGATTACGTGTACATTAGGTGCCGGTGGGCGAGTTGTTGTCAATTCTCCAGCTGTAGTGCTAGATAAGTATAGTAATTGCCCAACACTCCATCCGCTTGTATTTAAGTTTTCCACATAACCGACATTTACCACTAAACCATTTTGGTTAGGTGCTAAATCTGTAACAGTTAAGCCGATGAAAGATTGCGAAGTTGCTAAACTATCAGCACGTGCTAATGCTATTGTAGTTATATTACCTAAACCGCCGGTAGTGTAAACCGCTTTGCCTTTTTGGATTGTGCTTCCCGTATTGTTTCTCACACGTACAAATATAGTTTGCCCAACATTCTGTTGAATTATCTCTGCACCAGATGGAGAGTCAAACTGCAAACAGTTCTCCAGTGCATCCCAATGTAACCGCCCTTCTTTCAAAGCCGGAGTTGAATCAGTGTTTAAATCAAGATAATCAGCTTGATTAATACCAGATGATGTAAAATTTAAATCCCCTGTCATGGTGTCGCCAGCACGATTTACTTTGGTGTCTTTATAAGTACCATCATTAGCTAGATAACTAAGCCCATCTCCTGTTTCTACTAAGTTTCCAACATTGCTTTTTTCTGTTGAAGTTAAATGAATATTTGAGTCAGATATATGAGATTGAATATTTGCATTAGCTGGCTCATAACTTCCAGCTGGTTGTAGTCCTAGATCGGCTGATGTTTTATTACCTACCAATTCAACCGAGTTAATTTGTGGTTTATTACTTAAATCCTCATAATTAGTGACAGACGCTGTGCCTTTGTAAGTGCCATCATCTGAGAGAAATTT